ACTTCATTAGACAATATTTCTAAACAGCAGCCTCCTTTAATTTTACAGATATACAACACAAACTCTTCTAAGGCTCAATCCTTTATGGATATTATAAAGCCTTATGATTATTTGCATAACTGTTTGTTTTTAAATGAGCCAGATGTATAACATCTCTGGCCTGAAATAATTTTCCAAACAATGTTAAAACTTGACTTTTTTGTAATTCTGTAATTCCCATTAGTATTTTCGTGTTAATTCATACTGTGTCAATAGTTGGGCAAATCCTTCAACAAACCTTTCATCATTAAAAAGTTCTGTTTCTCCCATACCATGTAAAATAGCATGTACAAGCTCATGGTTAAAAGTAAGATGTTGTTCTTCAGGAGATATATCTGCAGCATGTACTGTAGTAGCTACATTAAGTATTCTCTCTGTAGTACTTAAACTTCCATAAGAAGCATTCCCCTCAACATCATCTGTTTCTACAATATTTACTTTATAAGTTTTTGAAGCTATTGTAAATTTTTTAGGTATCATTTTTTAACAGTTTTAGGTTTCATTTTAGCAATTCTTTCTTTAGATTCCATTTCTTTTAATTTTAGCATTTTATTATCTTCTGCTATTTTCTCAGCACTTTTAATTTTCTGTCTTTCCAGTTGACTTCTAATCTGAACTTCTTCTCTTTTTAATCCTGCTTTCATAATTTCAGTAGCATCAGGAATACCGTCATTATCTGAGTCTGCATCCTGAGAGCCTAAATATGTTTTAATATTTTCTTTCTGTAAATCATTTTCAAGTTTAGCGTAGAATTGTTCATTTTGCATATAAAGTTTCTCTCTTTCCAAAGCTAACTTTTCTTTTTCTAATTCCAATATAAACTTTTCTTTTTCCTGTTGCATCTGAACCTGTTGTTGTGCTAATTGTTGTTCAGACTGTTGTTGTTGCTGTTGCTGCTGTATTCTTGCTTCTTCTTTAGCCTTTAACACTCTGGAAATTTCTGAAACAGATTCATTTTTATAGAAATCTATTAAGTCAGATATAGACACTGTACCTGATTGTAGTGCTAATTGGAACATAGATTCTACTTTTTGTAACAGTAAAGCGTCATCTGAAGATTTAGATACCATCACATTAAATTCTCCTGTTAATACTGCATCCATTTCTTCATCAGTAAGTACTTGGGCAGTAAAGTCATCTGTCAGATAAGCCAGTTTTTTAGGATTTTTTCTGAGAATATTTAAGTGGGTATTTAATACTTTATCCAGAACTCTTTGTTTAAAAAAGTCATTTCGTGCAAACCATCTTTCAGTTGCATGGGAAGATTGTGTAACACTTCTTTCCGTATTACCTACTAATTCATTGGAAGAAATAGCTCCCTGTCTTTGCTGTGTAACCCCTGATACAATATCCATTGTCTGAATCACATCTCTCATTACTTCAGTGATGGTGTTAATAGGCCCTGCCTGAGTAGAAGATAATTTATTGGCTACCACGGTATTCATTTGACCTGCTGCCAAATTTCCTTTAGGAGTTATAATATCCGCAGAAGGGTCTTGGGGCATGTAACCTGTAGTCATCATGTAATTCAAATATTCCTCAATAGTCATATTATCAGGAATCATTGTAGTAGGAAAGGTAACTAAATCAGGTTGTAACAGGTTAATTAATAACTCTCTTTTGAATGAAAAAATGTTATACAAATAATCATAAGGCTTTATAATATCCATAAAGGATTGAGCCTTAGAAGAGTTTGTGTTGTATATCTGTAAAATTAAAGGAGGCTGCTGTTTAGAAATATTGTCTAATGAAGTGGATAAATATGGCACAGGTTCTATACCAACATAAATATCAGTACCTATTTTAAATCCTTTCCACCATTCGTTAATATATTCTTCTTTTACAAGTTCTTCCCCTGAATTAGGGTCAATCTGATATTTTTCATGTACGGGTTTTTCATGGGCTATACCCATTTCATCCGTATATTTAATAATTTTAATTTTTCTTTTTGATTTCCAACCACACCTTAAAACCCTTACATTCCCACTTGCATCAAATGCTGTTGAGAATAAAGTAGTTTCCAGTTCTGATACAGGTAATACTCCCTGAATCTGTGCTGTCAATGAATCCTGCGGTACTAATAATTCTCCTATGGAACCTGTTTTTGAGTAAGAAGGATAATAATTACTTCCCAATGATTTAAAACTTTCCAGTTTTTTTACGTCATTAGGAGTTAAATCATCATAAAACATATCCAGCACTGAAGATACTGTATGAAAAGTTACTTCTACATAAGCCTCTAATCCCTCTTCAGTAGTTGCATAGGCATCCATTAAAGTAAAGATTTTTGTAGGGTCTCCTTTTCTAATGGATAAATCATTATTCATTTCTTCTACAAAAGCATATTGTTCTGCAGAAATTAATGCATCTTCAAAAGCATTATCAAATAATTCCTTTAAGTGATAATATTTATAATCATATTTTAAGATTTTGTTACACCCTGATTCTGCTATATCAAAATAAGGACTGTTAACATAATCCTGCATTTTTTTTATTTTATACTGTAACTCTTCTTCTGTGGAATTATTTTTTAATTCTTCTACAAAAAAATTATAAAGTTCTTTGGTCTTTTTCTCTTCCACACTTCTGATACCTAATTGGTCAAAGGAACTTCTTGAGACTCTCCAGTCAAACTTTCTTTTAATGTGTTCTCCTACCAATAAATCAATTTTACCATTACCAACACCTTTATGTTCCATTCTGGCAGGAAAAGAATTTAATCCTAATTCCATAGGGTCACATACTTTTTCTACATCTTTTATGTTTAATATACCTCTTCTAAGGTTGTAGTTAGTAATTTTATTAGTCCAAGAAGTTTTTACCTGTCTGTTTTCAAACAGTACCAAAGATTCAAATGCATCAATATTTCCCTTTTTCCAAGAGTCTTTATTTTTTTCACTGTCAGAAACCATCTGGGATGGGATAGACATTATTTGTCCTAATTGCATATTAATCGTTTTCTATTTTAAATTGAGTATTATAGTTCTCTAACGGAATTTTTCTGAATTTGTTAAAATGTGAACCAAATTTACTTTTTGCATTTTTAGCAGCTCTTTCCTGTTCCTGATATTCAGACAAAGTCTGGTCAAACCACATTACCATAGAGAATGCTGAAATTCTGTCATAGTTCTTTCTAGGGTCTGGTTCCCATTTAATCAGCTCTTCCAATAAACCCACAGACCTTATTTTGTCCATATTAACATCATCTGAGTTTTCAGATATTGGAGCTTTTAACCAGTTTTCTATAAATTCCAAACCTTTGTCATTTACCTGTTTTGTTGCTATGATACCTTTAGAAGTATTGGTGTTAGGTTTCCACACACTTCTATCTCTTACTGAAGTGGGAGTGTCTTCCAATAAATTCAAAGATTTTTTCTTTTCAAAGTAATGATAAAGGGCTGTTAAGTTAGCTTCATATAAACCTGTAGCCTCATAGAACAGTAATAACCTTCTGCATATTTCATAAAACTTTTCAGTCTTTTCAGGCTTTCCTGTATATTCAGCAACTATTCTCTGGGTAATACGGTCGTATATTAAGATACAACCTACTGATTCTGATTTAGAGACATCATAGTTATAAGGGTCAATTCCTGCTATGTATCTTCGGATATTAAAGATATTATCTTCTGAAGTCTTAGGAGTTTCATACATTTCTATACAACCTTCTCTCGGAGACTTAACAGGATATTCCCTAAAAGGAACTTCATCCTGTACATTTTCAAAAACTAATTTACCATCTTTAAATACCAGTTTACCTGTTTGGTGTTTATTTAATTCTTCATCCGTAAGACTTGCCCTGATTGCTTTTAGTTTAGATACGGGAAATCTGGATACTGTGTTAGAAAGAAAGGCTTCCTTAGGAGTAAATGGATATTGGGTTATGGCATCCTGTTTAGCCTTTTGGTCAACACCCTGTTCTTTAATTCTTCTAAAGTCAAGTATATCCTGTTTAGCCACATCAGTAACAGAATTACCATTACTGTCTACCATCTCAATTCCTTTCCATTCAGGATGTTCTTTAAATGGGTCTTTGTATGTACCAAACCTCATTTTATATGCAGGAAAAAACCATCCACATTTAGAAGAAGTTACCTCATCATCCCATACATTGTCAAAAGCTTTAAGATTGTATTTCTCAGGATTATAGAACATTTCATTGAATTCTTCTGTACCTCCTTCCATATCTCCACCGGTTCCAAATATAACAGGCATACCAATCATATCAGCACCATCTCTCCAACAAGGCTCAGTAATATTGTAAGATTGAATTAATCCCGGCCATCTACCTGCTTCTTCAAAAATGAATATGTTTGCAGATTTACCGATAGCTGCAAATGGGTTATCCTTAAAAGTTAATCTTCCTATAGAAGAGTTATATCCTTTCCAAATATCTCCCTCTTCTGTTTTTATTTTTATTCTTGCTTTAACATATTCTCTTGTATCAGGGTCTCTATTCTTTTTCCATGCAGTATTTTCATTAATGAAGTTTAATCCTTGTAATCCCATACTAAACGTAGTTTCAGCTAAGTCAGACTGAAATGCTCCAATCCAACATTGGGCTTCCCTGTAGAAATTATATTCATGTGTAAGTAAGGCAGAATTTTTAAATGAGAATCCTGTACGTCTGGGTTTTACTAAAATAAATCCTTTACCTTCTGTTTTAGCCTGTTCCAACTCTGAAAAAAATTCAAAGTCAACATCAGTTACTCTTGGAAATATTCTTGTCTTTTTATTAGTTTTTTCATCCTTACCTAAAATAGGGTAAAAGTTTAGGTAGTAATAATATACTCCCGGAATTTTAACACCCCCTACAGAATATCCCTCAGTACACCTTCTGGTTTGTTCTTCCCAATATTCCCTATACTGATAAGAGCCTTTAGGAAACCTGCAATAGGTTCCTTCTTTTTGAAAAGTTTTAGCTTCTTCTCTCCAGTATTCAGTGTTTACTAAACTCATAACTCAAACATTCCTATTTCTTTATTACCCCTAGTTTTGGTATTGGTATGTATTTCTTTATTTACGGCATCCTGTAAGTTAGCCATCTGTGTAACTAATTTTGAAGTAGACTCTATTACTTTCAATACAGAAGAAAGAGTATCATCATCTATTTTAGTAGTTGAAAGATATGTGGAAATATCGTCTATTTTGTACTTTACTGAATTATAAAGTCTTTGGATTGGAGTCTGGGAAAGTTCTTTATATTTTTCTAACGCTAATAAAACTTCTTTAGTGGGTTTATAGGTTTTATCCCTAAAACAATCTAAGTTTATGTATTCCAGTTTCTGTGTTTCAGGATAGTTTGAGTATGGCGAGGCGGCATCTCCCATATAGTAAATCCATCTGAATGTATTATAAGCAGTAGATTTATCCTTGGTTCTGTCTTTATCCCATATAGTCTTAAACTCTGATACTGTAATTACTTCAGGTTCAATTTCTATGTTATAATCTTTTATGTTAAATATTTTCATTGTATTTCTGTTTTAAAGCATATCTTACTTTTTTTGGAACATCATAAGTTCCTATATTTCTTAAAAAGATTCTTTTAAAATTATCAGAATTTTTAGCATCAGCCTCATTCATCATTGATAATAAGACTTTATTAGTTTTATTAAAGACTTCTTTTGCTGATGTATTGGATATACCCATTTCTTCTGCTGTCTGTTTTATCAGTAGTCCCAATCCTCTGTCCATGTGTTTGGTATTTCAGGTGTAACTTCTTCTTGTATAGGTTCAAAGGGTTGTGGAATAATAACTTCTTCATTATTAACTACAGGGTGTACTATATCTCTGGTACTTAGTAAGAAATTGTATTTAAGGGTGATTATCTTATCAGGATAAATCATGTATTTGGAATTAATACAATCCGTGATTAATCCTTTCTTTCTTAATTTTCCCAAGTAAGTTTCTAACTTTGAAGCAGATACTCCAAACTCTTCTTTTATTTTCTTCTTAACTACATTAGAGAGTATCAGGTCTGAACGTACCTGATTATCCTTAATCTCTTTATAAATATCATTGTAGTACAATAGAATGGAAAATATCTCTATTTCAGACTCTGTTAAGGAATTAGCTCCCAAAGTCCAGTTAATAGCTGCAAGATAGACTTTAAATATATCTACCTTATCAGTTACTTTTATGGTTAGTTCTTTATCCATTATTAATTCTTTTTTACATCTGACAATACATATCTTTTATCTGATATTGAAATAAATCTCTCTGTAAAAGCTTCTAAAGATAAATCTTCTGATAGCCAAAGAGAGTCAGTCACTACTTCTTGAGTATAAATATTTTTGTATGTAATTGTATATTTATAAAGAGTCTCCATTTGTATTCATGTTTAAAGTATGGTTGGTACTTAGAAAAATCTGATTAGAATCATAGTGTTTGATTGAACCGTCTTTTTCTAAAGCTACTACAAAGATAGTATTATTATGCACACCATAATCTATTAAGAAAATAGCCTGACCAATTCCATGTGGAGTATCAACCCACATCACCTGATTTATTTCGTGTATCATCATCTTTTACCCATTTACCTTCAATATTGTAGTATTTAACCACAACACCGTTCTCTATTTTAATTCTCTCTTTTTTAGTACCTGATGTAACTATAGTATCTACATTCTCAGGAGTAAGGTGAAATTTTCTACTCATTTTATTAATTTTTAAATATATCTATATCTGATTTTACTATGTTTATGAACACTGAATATTTTTCATGTATACTGCCTGAAGAAAGGGTAACTTCCCAAATCATGTTTCTCATTAACCCCTGTTCTTCTTTTTGTACAAGAATAGTGTGCATGGTTATGTAATACCTGTAAGCATCTTCAGGTTTATCAAAAGTCTTTATAGGTTTAAAATGCTTCATGTCTTTTGTTAATATTAAACAAAAGTATAAAAACATTTTTAATTTCTCTTTCCATTGTAAAAATAATTTATGTTTATGTAATAGTTATCTGTAGTATCAGGTACTAAAAAAGAGAGAATTAAAATAGAGAACGGTGTTGTGGTTAAATACTACAATATTGAAGGTAAATGGGTAAAAGATGATGATACACGAAATAAATCTCTCTT